AGGAGCATTAGATCAAACGTTATGTTTTAAATCAGAAGTTCCTTTACAGTTTAATGATAACTTAGAATGCAATATGAGTAAAAATCAACTTGCAGATTATCTTGACGCAGATTTAAGAGAAAGAAAATTAACTGTTATCTTTAAATGTGGTAATGAAGGATCTAATGTTTAGATGAAATTTAAAGGACATAAAGTCCTTGTCATAGGTGATACCCATGACAGCCCACATATTCCTCAAAACAGGTTTCATTGGATAGGTAAGCATATTCGAAAAGTTAAACCTGATTACATAATCCATATTGGTGACTTTAGCAGCATGGATAGTCTTTCGTTTTTTCAAAAGAATGATACTCAAGCTGGTAAACTTAAAGACGCTTTCATGGTTGATATATCATCAATGCGTTCGGCTCTAAAAATTTTAGATAAATATATATCAGATTATCCTAAACATTTTTGTATGGGTAATCATGAGCTGCGTATACATAAATTTGAAGAAAAGATACCTGAGATAGCTGGTATGATGAAACATCAATTATATTCTAGTTTCAAAGAATATGGTTGGTCTATGACAGAATATGGTGAGTTTAAATACATAGCTGGTGTAGCATTTGTTCATGCACCTCTCAATATTATGGGTAGAGAATATGGTGGTAAAAATGCTGAAGTTCAAATAGGAAATGACAGTATACATGACTTAGTATTCGGTCATACCCATAAAGCTAGGGATTGGAAAGCCATCAAAATAGGCTACGACAAATGGGTTAGGATCGTAAATGTCGGTTGCTCTTTGCCTTATGGTCATATAGAAGAATATGCTAAGTTAAATATGAATGGCTGGTCTTGGTGTATTACTGAGCTGGGTATTTGGGATAACCATGTCCAAGAGGTAAACTTTATCTCAATGGACAGATTGGAGAGAGAATATGATTAAAAGTCTATGGAATAAAGTTAGTTCTTATCAATTAAGTGGTAAGGGAAAACTTTTCGTTGGAGCATTATTAGTTATAATAATTGTTTTAATCGTTAATTGGGCAGCTTAAATGTTGGGTGGTTTGCCAGTAGAGATGGTCACTATGTTAGGAAGTTCGCTTCTTGGTGGTTTTATGTCTATATGGTCACAATCTATTAAAGCGAAACAAGACGAACAGAAAATGTTATTGGCGAGAGCTGATAACCAGATGAAACATATTAATGCTGCAAGGTCTTATGAGAATAAAGGGTTTCAATTTACCAGAAGGATAATTGCTTTGACAGCTGTGTTCTTTATTATTGCTTGGCCAAAGATAGTACCAGTATTTTTTGATACTTCGGTTTGGTTGACATGGACAGAGTTCACTAGAGGGTTTCTTTTTTTAATTGAGAAAAAAGAGATTGTCATGGACAAAGAGTTTTTTGGTGTAGTAATCACTCCTTTAGACACTCATTTGATGTCAGCTATCATTGGACTATATTTTGGGGGAAGTTTAGTCAAAAAGTAGCTCATAATTGAGCATACAGAGGGGAATTGTACGGTTTAGGTACAATCACACACAAGGGTTTCATTATCCTCCCATTAATGAAAAAAAGGGGGTTTATGTGTATACACACACATTTACCCCCTATTTTAATGACCGCAATACAATTTTATAGGAATAAAACTAAAATTACAAAAAAAACCTAAGGCATTGTATTAATGAACCGAAAGGAGTCATTCATTATGTCTAGTCATTAAATCTTATATTATAACATCTAATACAATACCAGTCACAACTATCAGCTTTGTTTTGATTAGTAGGTATATATGCTAACATATTTTCTTGTTGATACTTTTTATTACAATCAGCACAGTGATAATAATTAGAAAGGTATATCTTCTGTTGGATCTTCCGATCTAGAGTTTGTTTGGGTTTGAACTTTAGAACTGCCACCTTGACCTCCAATCATTTTGATTACACCTTTGTATCTAGGTATAACTATTTCAGTTACATATTTGGTTTCACCATTATGATCATACTGTCTAGTTTCTACCTGACCTTCAATGTATAACATTGTTCCTTTCTTAACATACTTTTCAAGAGTGTTAGCTAAGTTAGGATCCCAACATACACATTTGTGCCATTGAGTTTTTTCTTGCCATTCATTATTACGTTTAAACTTTTCTGAAGTAGCAAGTGAAAATCCACCAAACTTTTCTTCTTTAGTAGAAATTTTTACTTCTGGATCGCTACCAACACGACCAACTAATATTACTTTATTTATCATTAAGACCTCCAATAAGAGTTTCAACTGAGCTTTTAATCTTTAGCAGCTCATAGTGTATATCTGCTTTACTCATTGTAGCAGATAAATCTGTTTTATCTTGGGTATGTTCATTACTATCTACGTTTTGTATAAACGCATTTATAAAATGATACAATTCCATTTCACCAACTGGTTTATATTCTCCTTTAGATTTAGAATAATATTCAGCTTCTAATGGTGGGTGTAAATTTTCAGGGATCTTATGTCCTTGTAACACCAAGCTATGTAATAATTCATTTATTTTCATAATTAACCTTTCTTTATGTAGCGAGGGGCACCCTACCGTCTATTCCCTCCGTTCTGTTTCTTATGTTGGGAGAGCTACATAATTGAGTGTAGAGTTAGGAAGAATATGCCCAACAGCTACCTCTACACTCGTTCCTAGCTGCTAGGCGACTTTATTAACTTTACTCTTATCTACATTACCTGAATACTTTTCTTCTAAGTCAGATACATATTTAGAGTTGTCAAACTTACCCATGAATACATCAGAGCAAAGTCCTAAATGACTAAATGCTTTTGTTAAAGCGTCTGTCATAGCTTTCTTAGGAGCTTCATCATCTAATGCACCAGTTTTTCTATATAACTTTTGAACAGAACAAACAGGCCCATAGTAATTCCAAAAACCTTCATTGTTCTTTTCAGTTGCAACAGATACCTGAGCGAACACTACATCAGCTGTGTGTTCATAATTGACATGATAATTCCAACCTTGACCAACAGCACCAAACTGTTCGGTCATTTTCATTATCTGCCATTGTGGATCTATTGAAGTTATGTTTCCAAATCCTTTGTTTACTTTCTTTGTAAATCTTGGATCAGTTTCTTTTAAACTATCCCATATAGTTCTATTGTCTTTCGTCATTATACCTCCATACTTTTGTGTTACTTCCGAAATTATTTTTTCTTCTAATACCAGAATCTACTATATATTCTAATAACTTAAGCTCAGTAAATCTTGGTCTTATAGATAAAATACTTTCAGATAATAGTGCTGCTACTTCTTCTGGTGTAGCACCATAACTACCTTTACGTTTCACAATATCTAAACATTGTGTTCTTAAATTGGCAGCTCTAGAATTTATTTTCTTTGCTGCTTCCTTGCTAGTTGATTGTTCTTTGTAACCAGCTGTCAAGGGATATTTCTTCTCCAAAGTGGAGAGCGATATCGTTTTCATTTTTTATCCTTCCCATTAGTTCGAAGTCAATAAACTCTGGTGGTTCAATATTGTTCATCACATGATACCAGAATAAATGACAAGCGATTTCTAGTTTTTGTTGAAACTGCTCATCAGCGTCAACCTGATAAATATTATATGCCATAGTGCCACGCAATACAGATAATACAGATTTCTTAAATCCAGTGACCATCATGTAATGTTGTACTTGCGGATAATATTTTTCAATTATTTTATCTTCTTTAACAAAAGGGTTTATATGTTTAGCTTCAAACACTTTACCTTTTGCTATTCCATCAAGACTACCATAGATGTAATCATATTGAGGGTGAGTAAAGACCTGTCCTATATTAACAACCCTTTCTCCACTAACCTCTTGATACCATCTTCTGTTAAATTCTTCTGTAAATATGCCAAGTTGAACTGGCAGTACACTTGATAGATCTGCCCTTTCGACCTTTCCAGTTTTCTCAAGCCAAAGGTCTTTCCATTCCCCAGCTGCAAGACGCACTGCGTCAGTGCCTCCAATGCCTGTTGGTCTTTCGGGCTGTTTAAGTTTTCCATTTCTTTTTCCCATCTAGTTAGCGCTCCTTTCTCTAATTTGTTGTCGTCGGTATACATTTCGTTGATCTCTCTCCATATCCCTAGTTGACTTCCCATGATTGTATCTTCTCCATATATAATTTTCTATTGGTTTTACTTTACGATTATCAGCCACACGCTGACTCATATAATGTTTGATGAAGTATCTATACATATCACTTTCTAGGTATTGTATAGCCAACACGCAAACGAAATTTTGTAGACTACGTTTCTTCTCTATGTGGTCTATGTGCTTTGAGGGTAGTTTTATTCGTAACTTCTTCAACTGACCTTCTAATGCTTTCAGCAAACTTATTCCCATAATTATCCTCTAATATATTTGTTAAATACCAAATTGCTTTCAGTATATCATATTGTTTATTTTTGTGTTTGTGTCTGCGAATATATTTTATTGCATTACCTTCACACCAATCTAACTTCCATGCTTTAATCAATTCGGTTAGTTCTGGTTTATTATCTTTGTAATAGCCTGGACTTGTATTAATCATATATGATAT